GCAGGTAGATTTGGTGGCTACGAGTTACAAAGGGACTCAAGTCTACAAGGATATGGCATAACCTTTAACACCAAAGAGAGATGGGAAGAAAAACAAAGTTGATGATGGCCAACAGGACTGGATCTAACAACTCAGAGGTTACCAAGAAAGTAAAGCTTACTCCTTTTAGAATTACAGATGGTGTAATGAAGATTGGTAAACACAAGGGTAAGAAGTTGTCGGAAGTTCCAAGAAGTTATTTAGAGTGGATGGTCGAAAAGATGGACATAGCTAACCACTATAAGAATGCTATAAAAGATATCCTAAAATGACAGATAGAGATGATGGACAAATGATTTACTATGTAGGTGTTAAGATTGCCTACAAGGTAAAGAAAGGTAATGGCTACATTAACCACTACAGAACAATGGAGTTCCCCACTAGGATGAAAACCATTGATGATATGAATCGGCAGCCAGAGATGATAATGAATTTGATGGCCGCTTTAAAGTTGACAAGTAAAAAGATTTACGATTTTCACGTGTACGAAGAACTGCACAGAAAAGAACTAAGTGAATCATTTACACATAAAGAAAAAGATTATCTAAAAGAAAAAGAGTAATGGCATTAAGCAAGTTTGTATACACAGCGAAAGAGGTTAAGGGCAGTTTGACCTCGCTGAGAAAAGAAGGAGTAAAGAAAGGAACATGGACAGGATTTGATTCCTTGTTCGATAAATACTCTATGAAGAAAGGAAGCACCACATATATTTATGCGGGTGCTCATCAAGGTAAATCACAATTCGGTTTTGAGTTGATGATGAATACGGCTCAGTATTCGGGATGGAAGTGGGCAGTCTATAGCCCAGAGACAGGTTCGCCAACAGAAGTGTTCGCAGAACTACTATGGGTATATCTTCGTAAGCCCTTCCTTATCAACGACCATATGACCGCTACAGATGAGGAGACAGAGAAAGCCTTAGACTTTATCAATGAGCATTTCTTTATAATAGATAGTGGTCTTCAAGACCTTACTATAGAAGGTTTTTATACGTGTGTTCAAGAGATTGAAGAGTCTCAGTTCACAGAGATAGATGGTTGTTTTGTCGATCCGTTTACGGAGATAAAGACCGATGTAACTTCTGGAGTAAGAGATGATATAGCCATTGGGCAGATACTGACTAAGGTTAGAAAGCACTCTTCCGAAAGGGACTATCATTCGATTGTTACAGTACACACTAAACACCAACAAGCTAAGTACAAGAACGGAGTACCCTATATGGATAAGCCTACTATGAATGACATAGCCGGTGGGATGCAGTGGAGTCGTAAAGGTATGATGGTTATAAACGTATGGAGATGTCCATTCGGATTGGAAGATGGGAACGGAGTTCCGTATGAGCCTAATCAAGTCGAGATTACTGTCGTTAAGGCCAAGCCTAAGATTGTAGGTAAGCTTGGATCGGTAACACTATTCTATGATAAATTAATGAACAGATACTATGAACTCGACAAACAAGGAAAGAAAGTCTTCGCAAGTCCACAGCCTAATTCTTGATCGTAAGATTGCCTTTGCTAATTTAGTAAGGGCTTATATGAGATTCAATGTGGACGATGCGCTTAATATAGTTGTTGAAAAAGATGGAAACATTTCTATCAACGGAAACATTTATAAGTTTGATGTGTCTGATTACACCGGTTGTACAGACAGGTACATATTTTTTAACCCTTCTTCGGGCAGATTAGTTTTGCAAGGAAATAATGTTAAAAAGATTTATAAAGTAGAAGTTGATTTATTAGATGAAATAGACTAACTTAGTTTTATGGAAACAAGAGATTTAATTATCGAAGTTTCTACGGAAGTTACAAACTTGCTTTTAGAGAAGAATGATGCCTACGGGGACTCAGCCCTTTACCCCGTGGGTATCTTCTCAAAAGGAGAAGCCGTAGATAGCTTATGTGCAAGAATAGATGATAAGCTTATGCGTATCAAGTCTAGAGGGATAACTGACGCTACTGAAGATACTGTTCAAGATTTGATAGGCTATCTTATTCTTTTGAAGATAGCGATAAGAAACAAATCATGAGCAAGTTCAAAGCCAGGATATTCAATCAAGAATCATACGATACTAACGATGCATATGGGAAAGCCATTGTCACTGCTTGGCTAAAAGACCAAGATTGGGTAGAAGAAATAATAGATGAAGAAGACTTCGGGATTGACCTAGAAGCTATTGATAAAGAAGGTAAGTCTCATTTCTTTGAGGCAGAGGTCAAGGGAAATTATCCTTGGTCGGACAAAGAATCTTTTCCTTTCAGCACTGTATCCTTTCTTGGTAGAAAGAAGAAGTGGGAAGGCAAGGGTTTTTTTTATGCGCTAGTTTGTGCAGAAACAAAAGCACTCTGTATAGCACATTCCTCTGAAATATTTAAGGAAGAATTTAGAGAAGTCAGAAGAATAAAAACAGGTCATCGTAACGGACTTGATGCATTCTATCGTGTTCCCAAAGATTTATGCAGATGGATATCACCGAAATAGAACTGATCCTACCAAAGCCTCCTAGCTTAAATATGATTTATGCTGGTAAGCACTGGACTTATAGAAAGAAAAAGAAAGATGAGTATAAAATCATTTGCCAAGAAGCTTTATCAAACTATGACAAATTTACTATTGATTCCTTTAAAATGGATATTAAGTATAATAGCAGGCTTGACATTGATAATGGTATTCTTGTATCAAAATTTCTGGCGGATACCCTTGTTTCTGAAGGTATTGTTCCAGATGATAACAAAAAATATTACACGCAAGTAACAATAACATATGACTCAGAGTTACCAAAGGACACTTACAAAGTAACTCTTATGTGCAAAAATCTAAAGTATGCTGAGTAATCGTAACTACCATAATTGTAAATTAATTAAGAATCGCATAGACCTGTACCTTTATGAAATGGCACAGTTGTTTGCGAACCTTGGAACGGACTCTACTCTTGAAGAAATTCAAGCTGCTTATAAGAAAGAAAATGAGATGATAGATAAGATAGCCGAACTAGATCCAGAAAAGGCTTTATCTATTAGACCTTATGAGAATTGATGATACATATTCAGATATAACCGAACAAGAAGCAGACTTCTTAATAACATTGTATGAAACAATCAGAGAACTTGTGTACCAAGGAAGCAAAGTCACATTGGTACGCCTGGGTTATGAACTCAACATTAGCACCAAAGAACTTTCAGACTACTTGTTTGACATCGTTAGAATAGTAGACCGAATTGAAGAAGAAGTACGACAAAAAGATAATTGAGGATCAAGCACTGATATCTAGTAAACAAGGTTTTATGACAGATATCCTAGGCAATTTTGTAATGCAACGTGCTAAAGAGATATCTCATTATTCTTTTGTAACAAACAACAACGAGGAATTAAGACAGTCTTTAGTAGATGATGCCGTTATGAGAGTTTGTGAAAAATTTTTACACTACTACGTTCCTGGTAAATCTGCTGCAAACCTTATTATATCTATAATATATTCGACCATGAACAACAAGATTGTTTCTTTAAAGTGGAGAGACGTTTATGGTCAAAAGATTAAGGGAAACCTATATGTTATTGAAGACGGAGAAGTTAAACTAAAACTTGTTCGTTATATTCGTGATGATTATACAAGTAAAAAATTATGATTAGTATTTATGAAGGGTGGTTCTTTGCCATTGGAATGGGGTTTTTATTTGCGTATCTATTTGTGTTTGAGCCTTGGGGCTGGATCATAGAGAACATACTGCCTTATAAACCTTTTAATTGTGTATTGTGTTTATCGTTCTGGAGTTGCTTAATTATATTTGCAGCAATGGACTTGCATCCAATGCACGCAATTTATTCAAGTCTAATTGCGGAACTCACTTATAGAAAGCTAGTTAATGAGTAATGTAAATTATAAAAGCGACCAAGTATTTCTGTACTGGGACGAACCTATTTTTACTAACTCTAATTTTAAAAAGAATGATTCCAACACCAATGAAGAACGAGACGAGAAAACAATTTATCCAACGCTGTAAATCAGTAGGTATAGAGGATAAGAATCTATGTGCTCAGACCTTTATTAAGGAAGCTAAAAAAACTAAATAACATGAACGACATTGACACACAGGATGACTTCCAAGACTTTATTGATGAACTTGAAGGTTCATCGAAGAACGATAACGCTCAATGCTCCATTGATAATCCAGAGGATTGCGAAGCTTGCGGTAGTTAAAGATGGGAAATCCACTGAAAAAATTATTTAGCGGAGGCGCAGCAGAAACCATAAATGCTGTAACAAACGCTGTAGACAAATTCGTAACCACTCCTGAAGAAAAGGAGGAGATAAGACAATCCGTAGAAGCTGAAATCAGCAAGAGGTGGAAGTCTGATATGTCTTCTGATTCTTGGTTATCCAAGAACGTAAGACCGCTCACTCTCGCCACAGTGATTATTTTCTTAGTATTAATGACCTTCTTTGAAGGCTTTGGTATTAGTAGTGTAAGTGAAAGATGGATTGGTTTATGGGAAATGGTAAGCGTAACAGTGATAGGCGGGTACTTCGCAGTAAGAAGCGTGGACAAGAGGGGACGTCTAAAGTAAAGTGGTGCGAATCTGCACCAATAGAATGTACTTGTAAAGGTACTTGTAATAAAAAGGGGGAACGTTAGTTCCCCTTTTCTTGTTTAGCTTCTTTATATCCTCTTTGGTATTCAACGTTCTTTTCAAGAAAGTAAATCCTTTCCTCCATGTGATTGATTACAATAATCTTTTTATCGAGTCTATCGTGGACAGTGTATAGTTCCATTTTTAAAGAAGAGAACTCTGCGTAGATCCCACCCGCTGCAAACACTGCTGCAACAAGCCATATCAACATAGACCAGTTTTCTTTAATAAAGGATTTATTTTCTTGCTCCATCGTTTTTCTTATTCATATAGTACCATCTCTGGAGTGTGTATCCTATCGATACAACTAGAAGTAAAAGTTTCAAGGAGGTTTCTATTTGAGACATAGTTATGCTGAACGTAGCACTATTCATTAACAATACTTTGAAGTCGGAGTTATTCATTTTAATATTTTTTGTACATGGTTCTATTATCTTCAGATTTATAAGCTATAAGAACATCGCCTCTATTGTTCTCTTTTATATAACTTACATGAACCCATGCAAACTCACCATCTTTGTCTGGGAACTCTCCTATTAATTGGTCAAAATATAAATGGTCTTTTATAAAAAGGAATATCTCTAGGTTAGTCATGCCTCCAAAAATGTGAGCATCAACGTCTATCGCCTCTCCCTTTGTGTGTTGTGATTTCGAACTTCCTTTAATTTGCTTATTTAAAGCTTCTGATCTATAACCCGAAGTAACCGCTATTGGATGTCCGAAGTGGTTTCTTAAAGGTTGAAAAATATTTAGAGCAGTAGACTTTAGATTTATTAAGTGCTCTATTGTAGGCTCGTTTTTTATTCCCAACCTCTTTGCAGTGGCAGATTTTGTTAGTTCCGCAAGAGTTAGGTTTGCAGTTAGTCTCATGATTCT